CTAAAAATTTCTGCATTGGGCCATATGCCAATGCAACTTTCATATCGCTAATTGATTTACCACTATTATCCTTATGTCGAATGTGAATATCATTAAACAGAGTACCAAAAGATATAACAGTCTTTCTAAGTATTTCGTGATAAAAATAAGTGCCTAACATTAGTATGTACCAAAGGGATTAGATTCCGCAAAATCAACAATTTCATCTGCAGCCAGTTCAAATTCATCATTATCACTGTATGCATCATATTTATCCTCTTGTTCATACTGACGAACATTATATGCAACAAACGATGTTGTTCCTGTTGATAGTGTAAATGATGATGAGGATGTATTGAGACTAGGAGTATCCATAGTAATTGTTCCTGCACCGATTGATACAACAGTGACACCCATACCAATAACATTATCAACTGCAGATACTGCAGCACCTACAGATATTCCAGTTGTATTAATTCCAGTGATCAATGTTGTTGATACACCAACTGTTCCAGTTGTTGTTCCTGTGGAAACGAATACTGTCTTATGAATTCTATGTCCAGTTCCCGGATCAATACCTGTTTGTATTCTAACTTCCTCACCCGGTATGAATCCACTAACAGTTGATCCAATCCCAACATTTGTAATCTTAAGAACTTTTGTATCTGCATCCCATGATCTAACTAATGCTTCTGTATTTGATGTTTGACCAACAATAAGATCATTATATAAGTAATTTCCACGACCTGTAATTATATTTGGATCTGAGATTGTGACAGTTGGTGCAACTGTATATCCTACACCGGGGTTAACGGGTCTTATAGACGATAATTTAGCGTTTCCGGTGTCAATTACCGCAGTGGCAATTGCAGTCGTTCCAGCACCGCTAGGCCCTGCTACAGTGACAGTTGGTTCTGTTGTATAACCTGATCCATCATTTGTAATTACATATGAAATTACACCTCTTCCAGATGTTGTGAGACCACATGTTGCGATTGCACCACTACCTCCACCACCAATTATACTTATATCTGGTGCAACTGTATAGCCAGCACCTGCATTTGTTAAAACAATTTCTTTAACTGAGAATACACCGCTTCTTTCAGTTGTAATTGCAACAGCGGATGCATTAGTGCCATTTGCATTTCTTGAAGTTGAGATGAATACTGTAGGTGTAGATGTGTAACCAGACCCGTCATTTAACACTGTAATTGAATTTAAGAAACCAGAAATAGCAGGTGCAAGAGTTGCTGTTGCAGTTGCAGTTGCACCAGAACCAACAAGATTAAGAGTAGTAATAAATCCTTGATCCTCGACTTGTGTATCAATTTCATCAATAGATGTATCAATAACCTCATCTTCATATTCAAAGAGTTCACACTGAAGTTGATAAACATAATTTTTACCTAACTGATAGAAAGGTTGCTCATGCTCTACAAACTTTACCTCAAATAACCTTGACCCTAGTGGGAAAAATACTAAATCACCCTCTCTTGGTCTTGTAGCTAATTCATAGTCTGTTGGATCTAAAAATGGTGATATAAAATCTTCAAATCTTTCTCTTGATATAGTGAGTGTAACTTCATCTCTTAAACTTACACCAAATTTTGTCATAATATCACCGGCACCTGAATATCCCTCATAGGTATTCACATATGCTTCCAACAAAAAATTATCATCAAATCTAGATGATTGCACCTCTTCGATGATAGACTGTCTATTTACAAATTTTCTTGGAATATAAGTAACCTCTACCCCATAAATTTGCAATTGCTCATTTATGAGATTTTGAACTAATCTCTGTTCACCGGGAGATCCTTGTAGAAAAAACGGATTGAGTGCCATACATGTTACCCGATAAAGTCAAGAGGAGGTAACTCGTATTCGAGTTGCATCTTCTGTAAGATAGCATCTATTTCTCTTTGGCCATCATCGTATATTTCTCTTCCATTTAATTCTAGTCCACCGGGGAGTTTAACTCCTCTAAACTTAATTAAGTTTTGACCCCACTGCCTTTTCATTAATGCAGTCAAATACATTTTTAAAAATGGATCATTATACACCTTTGTGAAATCATTTGGATTCAATATTCTCTGACAATCAATGACTATGAAATCTCCTACATTGATTGAGTTGTAATCCATATCAAGGTACAACCTATTTTGTTTCTTATTAAATCTTATTTGTTTTTCAGGTGTAAGTAAAAAATCTATATCTTCAAGATATGATTTAGTCATAGAATATTGTAATAATTCAACTGAGTTGAAATAATACAAATCATTTAAAAATAACTGATATTTGATACTAAACATTCCACCTGAAATGGAACTACTATCAAATTTAAATATCTTTTCAATTCCAATAACTGAATCTGGGATTTGAATGAAGTTAGAATTTTCTACAAAACTTGAAGTTGTTGTTCCATAACCACTGATTGCAGTAGATGTACCTGTTGTTGTAACGATACCAGCAGTGTTATCTGAGTCAGTTTGTGATGTTGCTTTACCTCTATCTAATTCATCTTGGGTAAATTCATGTTTGAGAAACATCTCTTCAACACCATCAAAATGCCTCTCGTTAAAAATTTGAATCGCATCATCAACGAGATCGTCAATCTGATCATCATCAATATTAATCTCCAGCACAGGAGCTCCTAACTTCCTTAATGCATAGTCGATTAATCCTTGTCTTGATGATGGTTGTGCCATTATTCTGCTTCTACCTCAGCTGCTAGATTTTCGTATTTTTCTTGCCACTCAAGTGCTTTTGCTGCTAATTGAGTTTTCTCATCATTAAAGTCTGTCATTACAGTTGTCAATTTCGCTTCCAAAAGAATATTTTGGTTTGTCAATGTAGAAATTTTTTGATTGTAAATTTTAATCAAAGTGTTTACATCAACATCATTATTAGAGTTTGCCATTGTTAAAGCTAGAAGGTACCCCCATCTATGGTCGTTGTCCACATGGGCTTGCTAGTGTATGTAGTCGAGACAGCAGTAGGTGTTTTTCCAGTTCCAGCACCATTAAGAATCAAATCAGCAGAAGTATTAAATGTTCCAGTTACACCAATCAATGTGACTGTTGTTCCAGATGATGATGTTTTTACAACACCTTGTTGTGTACCACCACCTGCTTGAGTAACTAAATCACCAGCAGTCACTGCTTGTGCACTACCTAATGTGATTGCTATTTCTGTTACTGCAGTTAATAACTGAGTTGAAGTAATTGTAGCTGCGCTTGGAGCAGTTGTTGAGTTCTGTAGACCATCACTATCAAAATATACAACACCATGTGTTGAGAAATCACCAGACTGATAATAGATACCCTTGATATCTAAATTACCTCTTGTACCTGTAACAACTTCATTACTTACAGTTGCATCAGGAATATATGTAAATGCTCTTGCTGGTGCATTACTATTCTCACCTGTGCTATCATTGTATCCAAAGAAACCTATCTTTGTATTAGCAGTACCAGTTGCAGTATTGTAGTTGAATGAAATACCACGATCAGTATTTGTATCAAATGCATGAGTTATTGTTAACTGAGTTGTTGTTACAATACCTGCAGTTGTATTATTACTAATAAAGATTGTGCCAAGTCCGACTCCACCTGCTGGTGGGACATATGAATGAACTGTACTGTTATTTGGAATACTTGAACTTCCAGTAACAACATCACCTGTATTAATACCTACAACAGAATCGATAACGATAGTAGAAGATCCAGATCCAACCGTTGTGAGTACGGTTCTTACACTAGTTACATCACCAACCTTCATAATCGCGTCATTTACTGTCGCGGTTGTAGAGTTAACCGTAGTTGTTGTACCATCAACTTGTAAGTCACCTTTGATGATAACCGTACCTTCATTACTTAATCCATCTGGATATGGGTCAATGAACAGTTGATTTCCACCACCTTGTCTAGTTGCAATTACATTGGATGATATACCAATATTATCAATCTCGACTCCACCGGTTACAACTATTTTACTTGCAAAAGTAGAAATGCCAGTTACATTTAAGTTACCACCTATATTAACATTCTTCTCTACACCCAATCCACCTTCAGTAAATAATGAACCTGTGTCCTTACTATTTGACTGAGTTGCAATATTAAATCTAACATCAGCACCAGTAAATGTTAACTGGTCTGTCCCATTTTCATCATATTCAATTTTTGCATCTGCAGCAGATAAACCATCTGCACCACCACCAAATCCTAAAAATGTATCATCAGGTATATGAACTTCTCCTGATCCATCTGGATTTATCGCTATGTGTGCATCTGTAGTTTGAGATGATATTGTCCTTCCATCTAATCTTAAGTCATCTACATTCCACTGGTCAACTTTTCTATTCTGGTCTAATATCGCAACAAATCCATTTGCAGCAGTTGTTGGGTTTGATTGACTTGCCACCAAT